CTCTGCTTCATGTTTCGCTTTCCTTTCCAATTCGTTTGCAAGTGCCAGTGCTAATTCTTTCGAGAACTCTGTCTGGTACTTCCTGTAAAATCTGTCGGTATCTTCTACTACTTTCTCCCAGTATTCCTTTGTGTTCTCTACGCTCCAGACTGATTGCATCATTTTCCAATAGTCCTGAAACATTTCAAATTCTTCACTGCCTTTTAATAATTTTACGCTGCCCATTTTTAATCGAACGGTGTCGGTGTCCGTACCGTCTTGAATCCATCTTTGCTTTTGAGTTCCTCTTCTGTTTCCTGAAATCTCATTTCATTCCCATCAAAGCGGTATACAATCTTCCCTAGTTCTCCCTGTCGGTTCTTATCCACTTTCAGACCTTTTCTGGTCTTGTCCTCATTGTCCAGATTCCACAACAAAATGATAATGCTTGCATCCTGTTCAATGTCTCCGGCTTCTCTAAGCTCTCCCATTGTTGGCTCTTTGGTCTCTCTCATTTCACTGGTTCGGTTTAACTGGGACAGTGCAATGATCGGAACATTCAACTCCATTGCAAGTGCTTTGATTGCTTTTGAGATTGCTCCCACTTCACTGGCTCTGCTCTGATATCTGGTGTCAGCTCTTACCAACTGCAAATAGTCAATGATGATACAATCTAATTCCTGATGCCGACACTCATTTCTGATTTCAGAAACTGACTTTGTTCCGCTGCTGATCAGAATGTCCATTTTCCCCAACATCTGGTTTGCACTTTCAAAGCGTTCCTTTTCGTCTCCTAGAAACTGGATTGCTCTTCGGATACGGTTTAGCCGGATTCCACTCTGATTACTGAGTAATCTCTCATACACTTGTTTCTCTGACATTTCCAGATTGTAGAATCCAATCCGCTTTCCGGCTTTTGCCATTTCTAGGATGATCTGTGAAGTGAATGCCGACTTTCCAACTCCTGGTCTTGCTCCGATTACGATCACGTCACCGCCTTCCAAACCGCCGGTGATCTCATCCAGTTTTGAAAACCCGGTATAGAGCTTCTCTTCTTTCTGCTCCTGAAAGTATTGATCCTGATATTCTGAGACTATAGCCGTGAGCTTTTTGGATTTGTTCTTCTCACTTCTCTTGAGTGCTTCTAACTCCTGTATCGTATCCGCAATCTGGTATTCCACTCCTGCTGCCGTTACCTGTGTTCGTGTCAGAATGTTCCGAAACACATCAGCCTTATAATCTCTTACAACGCTTTCCGCATAGCTTTTCAACTCTGTGGACGTGTAAGGCAGCAGTGAACAATCTCTCAAAACCTGCGCTATGTATTCTCTTGTGTATGTCTCACTCTCAACTGCCTGTGTTATCGTGACCAGATTCGCCGGTTGACCGATATCATAGAGCTTCACAATCTCCCGGTAGATTTCCTTCAGAACCGGATCTTGAAACATATCCGGCTTTAGGAGATCGTAGATCTGATACAGTTCCTTGTTGTCCATCAACAGACATCCGATCACTGTCTTTTCCGCCAGATCACTCATTCTGTTCCACCTCCACATAGTCTAAAAGCTGACTTCCCATCAACGTATCAAAATTTTTGTAATACTCCAACTCCGTCTCATGTTCCTTCTGCTGCTCCACATAAGCATGTACCGCAAGATACATTTCCCGGTTTGTCAGCTTTCTGCGCTTTCCGTTTACGGATCTTCCTTTCAGCCAGGAACAATAATTTGCAAATGCTTTGGTTCGTCCTCTCTTTTTCGGATAGATTGCATAGATTTTTTCAAAGTCAGACTCTCGTTCATCCGGTTCCGGTGAACATATATTATTATTTATATCTATCTCTATCTCTAACTCTGGTGTAGAATTCTTGTAAGATTTCTTACACTCTTCCTTACATGATTTCTCACTTTCTATTCTATTGTAGTATTTTCTTTGCCGATCTGCTTCTGTGCTGCTCCTCCCTATGAAATTTTGAATATCCATCATGTAAATAGCTCCAGAGTCAAGAATCTCAATAAGTCCCAATTCCTTAAAAATGTCTAATGCTTTCTCTAAAGTTCCGACTTGATGACGTGTTACGCTCGCAAGCATTTGAGAGTTATACGGAATTGTACCATTCAGCATCAACCTACCATTGTCTTTCAAACTTCTAAGATATAGCTTCATCAAAATATTGCTGTATAAATATCCGTCTTTCATGCTCTCTAGCAGGATCATGCTGTCTGATTCGAAAAAGTTTTCTTTTAATTTCAAGTAATAGTATTTCTTGTTATCTGACATCTTCTTGCCCTCCGCTCATGTCCTGCTGCCCTTCTGGCATCTTTAGCACTCTCTTTGCACTTCTGGTAGCTGCAAATGTGTTTCTTGCTCTTGCGTCCATTGTCCGGCAGAATTCTACAATCTCCTGCCGATTCTTTGGTTTCCAGTATCCTTTCCCTGATCCGCTACAGATCACTGCGCCGTGGTTACGTTCATAAGCGATCTTCTGTTGTAGCTCTCTAGCTGAACTGCATCCACTACGCTTCACAAGCTCTGCTGTGGTTATTGCGTTCTCTTTGCCTACTGGCAGTAGTCTTTCGATCTGGAATTCTGCCTTGCCGGGCTTCTTTCCATGTACTCGGTTATTTTGGTTTTTCTGCATTATTTTACTCCTGTTAATGAATTGAAATATTGATCTGCTTTCCTAAGGTCATATAAAACACTCTTGCCGACCTTTACTTTGCACCCGATATCTTCACCGAGTTTCATCGCGCTGTTGCGCCCTAGTCCTGTGTAAGACATCCAAAACTCAAGTCTCACAAGCCTTGCTTCCCTTGTCTGTTTGACACTACTTTTGTTCATACTATCATTTTCCTTTCTTTGCTAAAACTGATTAACATGTTTCGTGGGGATATGCTATCAAAACATAGTCCGAAAGTCAATTTTTATTTCCTGTCCCTTTCTCTAAAATGTGGATAACTCCAGAAAAAATGTGAATAACTTTTCGTCACGCACTATTTTCATTCAAGATAGTTCGTCTATCCCCTTGACTATATTTTAAACTAAAGTTATATTATAATCAAACAGCTATTAAACTTTATTTTTGTTTAATCAATAATACGTTAAAACAACTAACTAAAACTAACATTGACAGCATGCGGCATATATAAAATATGATTAGTTACAACTAATGTAGGCAAAAAATGTTTAATCTGTATCAAGTACTATAATTATTTTAGAATTATTAAGGGAGGATCTCACATGGAAAAATCTCGATTAAACCCGGAATGCGGTAAACGCTTAAAACAATGCATTAAAGATGCCAACTTAACACAAGCTGAACTTGCATCTGCAAGTGGATTCACGCCTCAATATATAAGCAATATTATTGTTGGCAAGAAACCAATGACAGTAACCGCTGCAAGATCATTTTCCAAAATATTGCACGTGCAAGAAGAATTTCTACTCTGCGGATCCAATTTTAAAAATAGTAATGAAGCTGAAAAAAATTATCTTGAATGTTCTAAAGAAATAGGCGTAGCCTACCTATATATGCTTAATGCCTTTGGAGTTAGAATTGATTCCGTATTTGCAAATATGGGAGACGGTAGTCACGTGATACCTAGTATAACAGAAGATATGTTGCATTCAGGAGTGACCGAACAAAAATTACTTGATTCAATAAATGAAAAGATAGCATCATATATCCCTATATCAAAAATGAAAAAGGACGGTGCGATAGCGAAATCAATTAGCGTTAGATGTTGCATCTGGGGAGAAGAAGTAATAATTCCTTTTAATACATTTACGACTCTAGTACGAGACATTAACAGCTACGCCAGATTTAAAATCTATGAATTTACACAAACCTATATTCCAGATGAGCTAAGTTGTGACTTATCTTACGGGAATAAGTATGAAGATGATGTGGTTTTAGAATTGATGCGAATACAGGCAGAAAAGCACTAACTCAAACCTACACTGATCGAGTGCTTTTTCCCATTTTGGACTTTTTTGGTACTTTTCACCTGTTATACTGTGCTATTAAACATAACAGAAATGCCACTTTCCAGCGTAAACACTAGGTTTGTGGCATTTCTCACTTTTCTATATTTCTATCTTATTTCCCGAACCCGCAATTTGGAAACGTACACACCTCGCAGGACAGACACAGTCCTCCTTCTCCGAGTCTGTAAAAATCCTGATCCTGCAGCCGTTCTCCTGCCACCAGTCTTGGCAGTACCAGATCGAAGATTGTACGCCTTGCATACATCACGCAGCCCGGCAGGCCCATGATCGGAATCTCACCTTTATAGGCCAGCATAAACATCGCACCAGGCAAAACCGGGGCGCCATATGTGATCACTTCATCGGAAGCATTGCGGATTGCAAGCGGTGTCTTATCATCTGGATCAACACTCATTCCTCCGGTACACACAACCATCTGCGCACCTTTTTTGATCCAGTCATTGACTGCCTCTGTCACCATATCCGGTTCATCATTGCAGATTGTATTTCCAAGCACTTCTACTCCATATTCTTCCAGCTTCTGCCGGACCACCGGAGTAAATTTATCCTGAATCCTTCCGTGATATACTTCACTTCCGGTTGTCACGATCGCTGCTTTTTTCTTCTGAAACGGAAGGAGCGCAAAAACAGGAGTCTCTCCTGCTATCTCCTTTACCTGTTTCATTTTTTCTTCTTCGATCACCAGAGGGATCACACGCATTCCTGCGATCTTATCGCCATTTTTCACCGGAAAATTTCCGTGTCGGGAAGAAATACACATCTGTCCCATGGCATTGATCCTACACAGTTTCTCCTTGTCCACTTTCAGAACCCCGTCACACTGTGCCGTCAGCTCGATTTTTCCTTCTTTTGGCTTTGACGCATCCATCTGTGCATTCTGGCACACGCTGCGCAGGATCTCTGCCGCCTCATCTTCATGAAGCATCCCTTCTTGTTTTTCCCACACATACAGATGCTCTTTTCCAACGGAAAGGAGAACCGGAATATCCTCCCTTGTCACTACATGTCCTTTTCTAAAAACCGCATCTTTTACTACCCCCGGGATGATCTGCGTAATATCATGGCAAAGCATACAGCCCACTGCATCCTCGGTCTTGATCAGTTTCATACTTCTAAACACCTCTCTTTTCAATGCTTATAAGGAAATTTTCTCCAGATCACGCATCCACACTTGGGCACACGCATCGCTTGGCATTCTCCAGTCTCCTCTTGGTGAGAGTGCCACTGTCCCGATCTTCGGTCCGTCCGGCAGACAGGAACGCTTAAACTGTTGGTTGAAAAATCGTCTGCAGAATGTTGTCAGCCATTTTAAAATTGTTTCTTTCTCATATACCCCTTCAAATGTCTGCACTGCAAGCCGATAGATCTTACCCGGCTCATATCCGAACCGCAGCATGAAATACAGATAAAAATCATGCAGCTCATATGGTCCCACCAGATCCTCAGTCTTTTGTGCGATATCCCCGTCTTTTGGAGGAAGCAGTTCAGGGCTGACCGGCGTATCCAGTACATCATAAAGGACTTCCTGCAATTTTGGATCCGCAGTCACGTCTGCCGCATATTTGACAAGATGACGCACCAGCGTCTTCGGTACAGAAGCATTCACTCCGTACATCGACATATGATCTCCATTGTAGGTTGCCCATCCAAGCGCCAGTTCTGACATATCTCCGGTTCCGATGACCATTCCGTTTGTCGCATTTGCAATATCCATCAATACCTGCGTACGCTCTCTCGCCTGCGCATTCTCATACGTTACACTGTGGTCTTTCGGATCATGTCCGATATCCTGAAAATGAAGACTTACGGAATCTGCAATTTTCACTTCCCGCAGCGTCGCTCCGAGCTGTTCTGCCATTTTGCAGGCATTCCGATACGTTCTGTCCGTTGTTCCAAAGCAAGGCATGGTGATCGCAAGAATCTCTTTTTTATCTTTTCCGATCA